GGCCCTTGCTGCCGTCCAAGTTCAAAAACGCGATCGAACAACACATCATGCCGATCCAGTCGCCGGCGGACGTCCTCCAGCTCGCTCGCGCGAATATCGTTGGTCGCTTTCACTTCCGCTTTGATCGCACTCACATCATTCGAGATGGACCACGCCCAAAGCACCGCACCGACGAACACGACTGACACGAGGAAGCTCAGAAACGACACGAACCAGCGTGGAATGACGACGTAGCCATTTCCGTTTCCATTGCCATGGGTTTCTGTTGACGCCATCGAAGCCACTGTTCACCTCACTGAGTTTCGCCAGAGTTTCTCCAGCTGGTTCTGTTCTTCCTCAAACGCCGGTCCCATGTACGGTCGCGGTCGGTATGTCATCCGGACACTGCGGCCGCGGACTTGTCGGATGACCGTGCCGCCATGTTCCAGCAGTTCCGGAGCCCCGGAGCTCGTGTTCAAAAGCACGGGACCAATCACAACACTGCGACGGGTCGGTTCGTAGACGAAGAAAATGTTGCGTTTGAGCAGTCCGGTGCGGTTGGTGGGTGGCTGGCCGGGTTCAGAGATTCGTTTGCGAGTTCGGATACTCGATCGAGCTCGTTTTCGAACAAACGCCCCAAATCGGGACAGGTTTCTGCGGGTGGTTCGATCGACGGCATTCATCACTCGAGCCCGGTCAAAGAACAGGCCCTTTGCCGCCTTCAGCTTCATGTCGATCATTGAATCACGCGGTAAGTCAGCGTCAGGACGCTGGTGAACTGCCGCAGCTGATCCATATGGTCCGGCGCGTAAAGCAGTGGAAGTTCGGTCTTCATCCAGACTGCATTCGGAAACGAATCCAGTCGTTTGTTGCGAAAGAAGCTGACGATGTCCTGCACCAGATCGGTCAGCACATCCAACTCTTCATTGGATCCCGTGCTGAACTTCTTCTGCACGGCCACGTCGAAGCTGTAATCCGCCTGACTGCGACTGCGATCCGGATTCGCCAGCACGATCCCCTTCGGCACTACGGTCACATGCAGCGTCTGCATCTCCGTCAGCTTGTACTGAGGCAGGTACGATCGCACCGCAGCGACTGGCTGACTCAGCGTGACGGCATTCAGTTCCGCCACGATGGCATCGGCCACATCCGTCATCACCGACATTACACGCTCTCCGTTCCGACATGTTTGGTTTCCAGACGAAAGGTCCGGCGATAGGGGTCCGAGTATCGCCAGCCCATCACTTCAAAGATCAGCAGACTGTTGCCCTGGACTTCCCGGATCTGATCGCCCTCTTCCGGCAGCGTCGCGACCCCGTTCAGGATCAGGTCCGCCACCGATATCAGGAAATCGCGATCTGTGAACTCTGTGCGGACGACCTGCCCGTCATCGGTTTCGTATTCCGTACGACCAATGGTTGCTTTGACCACTGCCGTGATGATGCCGCGAGCGTACGTGACGTCGCGTGTCATGTGCAGCGTGCGCTGGCTCTCCAGCCAGGCCGAGCCTTTGTCGAGCAGGTCGCCCATGATCAGAACTCCGTCACTGGCTCATGCGAATACGAACCGTGGGGTCGGTCGTGGCTGCCGCACGAACGACCTTGCCGATGGCCTTATTACCAGTCGCTGTGGCTGTGACGACATTGTTCGTGTCATCCCAGTACAGGATCGTGCCAACCGTAAAGGCCACGTTGGTGAGCTTGTTGAAATCGAGCACGCCTTCGACGATCAACGACCCCAGTTCACCGATGGCTAGCGCCCGGGTCACAACGCCGACCAAGTCTCCCTGCACGATGACATCCCCCACAGCCACCGCAGCGGCCGCCGTGAAATCGATCTTGTGCCCTTCCAGAACAAATGTTGCCTGTGGCATTTTTCGTTAACTCCCTGTTTGAACTGTGTTTCCCACTGACGACTGCCCACTATCAACTGGCGACCAGGGATCAGACTTCGCCCTTCATCTTCACGCCGCCGCGTGGATCCTGCAGAGCCACACCGAAGTCGTGATAGCCCCGCATTTTCACTCCCAGCACATTGAAGTCGGCTTCGGCCGTTTCGATCGTCGGCGACTCCTGCCCGTTGAGAAACGCCACTTCGATGACCGGCAGATCGTTGGGTTCGGACAGCAGGTACCATGCCTTGGCCGAGTTGCCTGTGTAAGAGGCATTCGCGAGGTAGCGGCTGACTTCGACTCGGAACTTCCCCTGATGCGGGTTGTTGGTCGGTGATTTCGCGTTGGCTGTATTGTCCCGAAGTTCCACCGACTTGTAGAGCTGCGTGCCGATGGCCGACAGTGCCGTGGGGACCAGCACGATCGCTGGCATCACACCGATCGGCTTACCATCACCATCGACCTGATCCATGAACGTAACTTCGGCCTTCGTCATACCGTCGATGGTCAGCACGGTGTCGGTGCCCGCCTGATAGTTCTTGTTGCCGGCAACGAAGAACGCCGCGTTATTCAGGAACGTCGTCCAGAACACGTCATTGATCTTCAGGCCCGACCCACGTCCCAGCTTGCGCGGCACCGTCGTGATGGCACCAAGATCATCGTTGATGATGTCACGGCGATCGATGGACAGCATCAGCCCGAAGGTCTCTGCCTTGTTTGAGTACTGTTCGGTACCCAGTGTTCCATGCTTGATCTCGCCGCCGGGAGCCACCTGTTCGTACTGATCTTTTCCGATCAGCCGATAACTGGTCACCGTCTTGAAGTCGCTCACATTGCGGACCGCACAGATGTTGCGCCAAACACGCTCAACGCTGAAGAAACCCTCGAGCAAAAACTTGTTGGCCACATTCGACAGAATTCCGCCGATATCGATGGTCGACCAGCCGGCTTCGATATCGCGGCCGAAGGCAAAACGCATGACGGCTCGACTATCGCGGAAGTTTCGTCCGGTGTAGCCATTGGCCCACGCCGCTTCGAGGAACAGTTCCTGAAGTCCAAGTCCGCTGCGATAGCGATCATTGGCCAATTGGAGCGTTCGGTCATCGAACATCGTCTCCAGTTGCTGCGATCCTCCCGTCATCAGACAGGCGGCTTCCAGAACCTGAGCATTCACGACAGGGTTCGGCGTATGAATCGCGGGAGCGGAAGGCCGACCATTCCGCAGCAATTCGAGTTCAGTTCGCTGCAGATCCCAGCCTTCTCGAATGGAACGGGCTTCAATCTGGGAGTTCTTCCCTGCGCACAATCTCCGCACGGCCATAATCCGTTCGGCTTCCGCGGCCGCTGACATCCGCATCTCCGTGACGGCATCTCGGGCAGCGACATGGGCTGGCGGAGGGCTGGAATTCCGCGGTGCGGTGACAGGTGTGGCGGACTCATTGGCAGTCATGGTGTTATCGCTTTCTTCGTGCGTGTCCTGCAGCTGCGAGTCAGCCGCTTCGATAAACAGATCATCCTCACACTGTCCCGCCGAGATGCTGGCGTTGGTCGATCCGTCTGCGCCCAGATCCACGAAACTGATTTCCCCCAGCGTGGAGCGACGCACGACGTTGAGCGGTCCGCTGTACTGTTTGCCGTTGACGGTCACCTGCTGCGATTCCTTCACAAACTCAAACTCTTCGACACTCGCTCCGACAGACGCCTGCCAGGGAAATCCATTGCGGGAACTAGTCACCACCTCGCGAGCCGCCGGTGTGTCGCGAGACACAAGGCCTCCAGCAACCAGCTGCCCCTGTTCCACGCGAATGCTGTCGGTATGGCCGACACCCGACAGCGGGTCATGACCAAAGCGGATCGGACGTGACTGAGAAGGGATGGACAGTCCTGCCAGATCCAGAACGACAGGATGCCTCCAGCCACCGACACGCATGGGAGTGCCGGTGTAAGCCAGCATCCGGAACCGCGGCAGCATGGTCTGTCCGTCCGCATTGGCGGCGGCCTCCAGTTCAATCGTGGCTTCCGCATTCAACTGCATCGAGCGAGGTTCACTCGGTGCCAACAGGTTCATCGTCGGGTAAGACATTGATTTCCTCCATGGAAGATTGAGGGGTGCTTTGAGCCAGAGAGAGTCCAAGTTCCTGCATCAGCGCCAGTTCCTTCGCACGCTGTCGCAGTTGTGTTTCCCAGTCCTGACCTCGTCGCGCGTATTCGTCAGCGAGGGTCGTGGTGAGGTTGGCCAGACGCGTGGCCTGAGCGTTGGCTTCCTTGGCGGGATCAACATGTTCATGTCCATCCCAGAACCATTGGTGTGGCCAGCGGACGAACGGTCCCAGCCCAGGCGGAAGGAAATCGGGAATCAAAGCCGCTTCGTCGAACCACGCAGCAAGAATTCGATCGAGCACAGAGATTTCAATGCGTGACTGATCGATGCGCAGCGACTTGAAGTAGGTCTGATGGTCGAGTCGGCCTGACGCATAGTTGTAAGACGAGCTGTTGCCAGCGGCGACGTTGAAGGGCATGTTCAGGCAGCGAGCAATTTCATTCAGGATCTCGCGTTTAAATTCCGCGTACGTCCCCGTGGGTTGCTCGGCGTGCAATTGAGACATCTTCCAGCCGCCGGGCATGGTCAAAAGCGTGTTGCGATCCAGTTCGATCGGATCGAGTGGTTCGACCGCGTCTGATTCGCCGTTGGGAGGCGAATCGGTGTAGATAATTCCGGAGTAGTACGCAGCAGCCTTGGCCGCGTCGAGCGTCGCCAGCGAGTAATCTCGCAGCATGGCGAACAGTGGCAATGCCGGAGTAATCTCAGGAATGCCACGTCGTTGTCCCGGACGATCTGTGCGGAAGAGGTGCAGCATACTGTCAGCAGGAACTCGGCTTGCGTCACGGTTAAGACCATTGCCATCGCCGGGATGTTGATTGAGAATCTGATACTCAACAGGATTGCCGTTACTGTCAAAAACAATGCCATCCGTGGCACGCGAGTCACTCCATTGAAGATCGGGAGTGGTGACCTGATCGGCTTCAATCAGCCGCAGGTCCAGCTGAATCGCCGTTGGCAGCTGGGGATTACTGATCAGAATGGCGAAGGCTTCGCCATCCTGAATCTGAGCCATGCGAAGAGTCCGCAGCTTCTCCGCGAGACAAACAGACTTGGCCCACTGATGAAACGCCTGCTCAATCCGACGATTTGCTTCCGGATCGGCGGTCAGCATTTGCAGCCGTGGACCGGTGCCGATCACATCGTTCGCCAGTGTGAGCACAATGCCGCGGGCGTAACTGTTATTGGAGACCTCGTAGCGAGCGCGATTGCGGAGGATGCGTCGGACCTCCGGGCTGTTGGCCGCGTTGGCCGACAGTCCGTCAGCGTGCGCCCAGTGCCGTCGGTTGTGATCCGACGTCATGGCGGAGTCGTACTTGGCTCGGACAAAGCGTGCGGACCGAAGTCCGGCACGGACCGAGAAAGTCGACAGCAGAGTTTTGCGCAGCCACGACAGCATAATCAGCCTGCTCCCGGTGGGACGATCTTGGTGATGCGAAGTCCCAGCCCTTTGGAACGAGTCGCCTTCTTCGAAGCCAGATAGCGATCGGCTTCGATCTGTTCGGACAGCGAGTGCTGTTCGACGCTGCCGGAGTCTCCAGAAGCCTTGGCCGGCTGCTGAGCGTTCTCACGGATGGACTGTTCGAGTTCTTCGGACATTTGGATCTTCCTGCGGCCGACACCATGTCGACTGAGGAATCACTTATGCCGCAGGAAGGCCGCCTGTCCGTTTTTTTGACGTGGATAGCAAATTCCATGATGTTTCCCGTTCGGGACAAACTTTGCTGGTGGACACCGAACTCAGAGTCATTTGTCCCGAACGGGAAGCTGATCAGTGGGCGCCCACAGGCCACCCCATCGCTCGGTGGATTGTTCAGTTTCCGGGGTTCGGACTCGGGAAAATACTTGCCAAAACATGCCGACGTGTTACATTTTGTCGGCAGTTAGATATATGTGCCTGCATTTGGTAACACATGACACCGACCAGAAAAGATCAGATTCTCAAGATGTTTCACAGCACCCATGTGCTGCGAGCTCGTGACTTTGTTCGTGCGGGGATTGCCAGAGAACATCTACGCCGGCTGCTGGATGATGGCGTTCTCTCTCGACCTGAACGTGGACTCTATGTGCTGTCAGATGATGAACCGACTGAGCACCGATCTCTGGTGGAAGCGACGCGGCTGGTACCATCGGGGGTCGTTTGTCTGCTGTCCGCCCTGCAGTTCCACGAACTCACAACACAATCACCATTTGAGGTCTGGCTGGCGATCGACCATAAGACACGAATGCCAAAACTCGAATCTCTTTCACTGCGGATTATGCGATTCTCCGGCCTCGCACTGACTTCGGCAATTGAAGAACACATCCTCGAAGGCGCTCGTGTTCGGGTCTACTCAGCAGCAAAAACGGTTGCTGACTGCTTCAAGTTTCGCAACAAGGTTGGCCTTGATGTGGCGATTGAATCACTGCGTGATTGCCTGCGACAAAAGAAAGCGAACCGCGACGAACTCTGGACTGCAGCGAAGGTCTGCCGGATGACGAATGTCATGCGGCCGTACATGGAGGCCAACGTCGAATTCATGAAATCATCATGAACGCTTTTTATCCCGCAAAGAAGACAATCGAACTCGATGACGTGGCCGGTCCACGCTTCCGTCGGTACCAAATAAAAGGCACCCCTGAATCGCCGCCGCTACTGCGCACCCGACGACACCGTCGAACCAATGATTGTCGGCCTGTTCCGGGCGGATCTTCCATTCGTCGACGGTGCGGCCACGGCCTTCGGTTCGGATGCGATACTCGGATGTGAGATGTTCGGCGAACAGCCGGTGCGACTCCGGCAACTCTTCGAAGAGCGAAAGGCACCCCGGATCGCCTTGCGCCACAACGAGTCGGGCCTGGATGAATGACTTCCAGAAATTGGTGTCGAACAGTGCGTGGCGGATCGAACGTTTCCCAAGGTTATTCGTGACACGCCAGTTCAAACCGACGCGTTCTCCGGGTTTGCGTTTGTATTCCGAGAACGGCCGGCTGGCCGCTCCGACAAAACGTCCATGCGATGGCAGGACGATTCCGGCATGCGGAGACTGGCGGCAGAACTGGTAAACCACATCGGTCGACGATCCCCAGTTGGCATCGATCATGCATCGGTCGATTCGCAGCTCGGTACTGTCTTCACGCCGCCAACGCCGGTTCAGCAGGTCACCGGTCAGCGTTTCAAGTCCCGCGTAAATGGATCCTTCCAGGCCCGTGCCTTTGGCGGCCGTCGCCAGCGTGCGGGTTGCGTCTCGCAGCGTGAAATACGCTCGTCGCTGATCCGGATACGATCCGTAATCGACGACATAGCCGGTGAAGTCATCTTCCCAGGCACAGACCACCCAGTACAACAGCTTCTGCTGGACGTCAACAAACATGGTGACATGACTGCAGCCCAGCGGAATGGTGCCTCGAGGCTGTCCGTTCGTCTTCGCACAGATTTGGTCAGCCGTCAGCAGATCGTCTTCCGCCGCGACCTCCGGCAAAGGCTCGTTCTGATACTCGGCAAAGAAAGCCGCCTCGTTCTGCAGCCGGAGATTCATCGCGTGCTGAATCGCCGAAGCCTCGTCCTGGTTGTATCGCTCCGGCCAGGCCACGATAGAACCTTCGTCCATCAGCTCGCGGTTCTGCTCATAGAACGCCGTCGCCTCGGTCAGCCCCTTCTCCTGCCGCAGGCTCTCTGCTCGGATCTGAGCATACTGCTGCCACAGCTTCTCGTTGGTCGGGAAGGCGTACACCATCTTTGTTCGCTGGCCCTGCCACTGGGGATGCTTGTCGCGATTCAGGATCCGATCCGCCATATCTTCCGGCCGAATCACGGTGCAGGGCATGATCCCAGAGATCTTCCGCCCAGGGCCTGCAAGGCCCAGCACCGCTCCGGCCAGAATGCTCTCGCGACCAGCGCACTGAGACGGTGACCGAGCGGATTCGTCAGTCTGAGGGTCGTCCAACACAACCAGCGACGGACGGACCGTCTGACCATCCGGGCGTTTGAACTTCATGCCGCGGATCCGACCCGTGATGCCCGCCACGCGAATGATGGCTCCGGAGGCCTGGGATCCACTAATCGTCGGCAGTACGATTTCCCGGGCTGTCCATGAAATGTGTGTGCGTTCTCCCTGATGCAACTGACCAGCACAGCGATTGGCAATTCCATCCAGACATTGGATTGGGTACACGGCCTCGGGAAAGTCCTCAAGCAGCAGTTCGTTCCCATCCAGTTCCATCTTGATCGATTCCAGCATTTCCTCGGCATGAGCTTCGCTCGCTCCGATCAGCGCCACGAACTGCCGGTGCCCAAACAGGATCGCCCACAGACACGCGCATTCGGCGATCGTGGTCTTGCCCGAGCCACGCGGCATTGCGAGCGCGAACAGGCCGCCGTAAAGTACAGCTTCTTCAATCTTCGCGATGACACGTCGATGGTCGTCTGACCATGCCAGATGAAAGGTCTGCGGAAAGTAGGCCTCGCAGAAGAATTGAAAGCTGTCCGCTGCTCTCTGTCGGCGGACCGAATCAACGACCGCCGGCAACTCACCGATATCCCGACCAGCCTTCGCGATCGCCGCATTGCGAGCCCGAGCCCGTTCCTTCAGCATCTCATAGCTATCGGACTCGTTCACAACTCGCGGCCGATGCACTTCCTCAACCAACCACGCCACGTACCGCAGCAGATCGACTCGGTTGCCATCACCCAGCCGGTAACCAGCCCGATTGCGATGCCGGTACAGCTGACGCTCATTGATGACCGTGCCCAGCGGTGTCGAATTCAGTAGTCGGCAGAGTTCTCCCGGTCGCAAATTGCGTGGATCAATCGCCATTCGGTTCTCCTTCCGCCAACTGCCGACTCAGCCACGCCGCGTACGCCACCAGATTCAGCGTTCCATCGCCGTTTGTGGGCGCACCGGCGGCCACATCGGCCGCAATCGTTGACTCAGCCACCACTTTCCCACCGACCTTCGACAACAGCCGTGCGGCGTCCGTGGGCGTCAGTTTCTGCGGATCCAGGCGGGGTGTCGGGGCACTCATGAAACCACCCCATAAAAGCTGCTGGAATTGATGCGGAATCGCTGCGAATCCGCTGGATGACGTTCCCGATCATGAGGTAACTGTGTGGTCGTTGAACGATTGGTTTCCCCAACGCAAAGGACACAGAGATGAACACGAACGACGACCTGGGCGACAGCCTGAGGATCACCAAGACCGAAGGCCGCCAGCTGAACGCCGGAGGCACCTGGGTCAGAGGAACGATCGCAGGCCATACCTTTCAGGTTCTGGTCTTCGAAGGCCACGCCGAGAACGAAGACTACGAACTCGGAACCAGCCGGATCAGCAAACTCTGGCTGCGACGCCAGGCCGACCGCCAGGTGGTTGCGAACTTCGACCGGGGCTGGGACCTGCAGCCAACCACCGACGCCACCCGCGAGATTGTCGACTTCCTCGCCGCCGGAATCGCAGAACACACCTTCGGCAAATAACCACACGCCACAAACGGGAGAACGCAGATGACCTTGAACGAACTGATTGAACGCCTCGAAGAATACCGCGACCTGCACGGTGAAGACTGTGAGGTCCGCCTGATGACGCAGCAGAACTGGCCATTCGAGAACGCCATCACCGGACTCGCCTCCGGCGCGGAGATCAACGAATCGGATGAAGACGATGACGACTGCGTCGAAGGCGACGCGGTGGTCTACATCGTCGAAGGCACGCAGCTCAAGTATGGCTCGAAGCGGGCCTGGGACGCTGCCCACTAACGCCGAAATCCGCCATAGGCGGATCGTCCGGCGGTGGTTCGCCGGGCCTGATGATGGCAGCCAACCATTGCAAACGAATCTGGAGACAATGACATGAAGGCAAACGACGTCAAGATCGGCGGGGAGTATCTGGCACGCATCGGCAAGACACCCTTTCCCGTGCGGATTGTTTCGGAGAAGGCTTCCGGTGGCTGGTCGGCCATCAACCTCAACAACGATAAGAAGGTTTTCATCAGCCTGGCCAGACTCCTGCAGGAGATTCCGGCTGTTACAGAGACCACGGTCACGACGGAAGGCAACCTGACCGTGGTCGAGGTTCCGCCAGCGACGGTTGAGACGATCGACGGCACCAAGATGAAGTCGAATCGCGGCCGCAAACCGAAGGCCGATGCAGGGACAGCCGAAGAAAAAACTTCCCTGAGCCAACTCGATGCGGCAGCCAAGGTCCTCGGCGAAGCCACCGAGCCCATGACCACGAAAGAGATGGTCGAGGCCATGACAACCAGAGGCTACTGGACCAGCCCCGGCGGCAAGACACCCCACGCGACCCTGTACTCGGCCATCCTCCGCGAGCTGCAAAGCAAAGGTGAGACCGGCCGCTTCATCAAGACCGACCGCGGGCACTT